CCAACCCACCACGCATCCACCCCTCCGGAGTATTTACATCAAACGTGGGCTTCGTAAAATCGAACGGAGCACGCCAATACTCAGGGTCTTCACGATAATCGTAAGCTTCTTCTGCGATCTCGCTACTCATGGGGAATCTCCTGATAATATGCAAAAATCAGCGGGGAACCGTCAGGCATACGCCTGACCTTTACTATGTCAAGCATACCACCGCGCAATAACAGAACTTCCCGCTGCCCCCGATATTTCTCTGTGTGTTCCCATACCGGCGCAAGCCCAGACCCTGCAGGAACATACACGCGCATCTGAACTCGTCCGCTGCCAGTTTTTACCCCACTAGGTTTATCAGCAGTAGCGATATACGGTCTATGCTCTATGGAAGAACCCCGAAGCGAGTACAACTCCTGAACCTTGCCCACACCGAAAGTCTCCAACGGAGCCCACCGCGAGACCGTAAATGGCTCCAAAGCCACCGACCGGTCAATTGCGCTATCCAGCTCACGACGAAACTTCTTCAGCTCAGGAGTCCAGGGAACCTCACCCAGAATCGCCTTCTGCAGCCGCACATAATCCGGTGTCCCATCTGACTGTTTACCTTCTGCCCAGCGCTGTAATGCTCGAGCATCCTGTTTGGTGTGTTCTGCCGCCATACGCGCAGCAACACCATCTCCAAGAGGGATAGTCTCACCCTCCCATACCTGAGCCGCCGATTTACGGCCGTACACCTCGGGAAACATTACACCCATCCGCAATGCCACGTCCCGATCAACAAAGCGTGTTCCAGGCTTCGACTCCGCACGCAACGCTTCAACAGCCGCATCATACCGAGCCTTATACACGCCAGGGTCGTAACCCTCCACCGGGTTCTTGCCCTCAAACCCGGGCACCACCTGGCAATCGCACTTGTAATGGAACCGCATAAACATACCGGCGCTTTTAGGGCTAGTGTAGACGAACCCGCGCGAAGCAAGCATCTCGCACCAGGTGCAGGTGGAGCCCACCGGCACACGCCCGAAACGCTTCGCTGCCGGATCTGCCACCGCAAGCTGCGTGATCTTCTCACGCCCGGCATGCTTGATGAACTGGTCGAGCCGCTCGGATAACACCGCCAGTGCACGCTCCACATCCACGTTCGGCTCTTCTAGCCACTGCGAAGCCCACCAGACAGCAGAGCTCAGCTTTCTGCGCTCCACTAGCGGCACCTCAACAGAAGGCAACCCAGCAGCCTCCCCCACAGCGAGCTCTCGCAGATACCGGTACCATTCCTCCCCCGAAGCTTCAGCCTGCACACGGTATCCGTCCACCAGTGAGATGAACATGCGGCGTGCTTCTTCACGCACCAGTTCCCACGGTGCACCCTGCTCAACAAGCTCCCTGATGCGTGCCTCAAACAGATCTGTAGCTTCCGCCACGATACCGTTCAAACCTTCGGCGAGGTACCTAATATCCTGCATATCCATACCGGGGGTACCTCGCCATCATTCCGTTATTCTGTTACTTCAAACTCACCCAGCGGTTGCTTCGCGAGCTGCTCCTGCCGCTGCGCCTTCTCAGCATCCTTGCGTTCCTTGTACTGCTTATAGAACCCAAGAGCCTGGACGCCTTCGGCACGCCGCTTATCACTCATGAGCCGCTCCGCCGTCGCCGCACTGTATCCGAGCTTCTCCAACACCACGCCGGACTCCGCGAGCCACGGCATGACCTGCACCTGCTTCAGCACAGCATCCGCCGCAGCCGCATCCGATACATGCACCGTCGGCGCGAAGTGCGCCTGTACATTTGTTACTTCCTGGGCGGTTTCCCACCCATGCTGCAAAGCCACCGTCAGCACAGCCACTTGACGCAACGCAGATTGGAACCCCCTGATACAGCGCTCCGCCGCCAGGCGCAACGGGTCACGCTGCGACTGAATCGCCGAATCACTCGAAGGGTTATCAGAAGGAAAACCAAGCTCATCCAACGGGATAGACGACTCCGCCGCCAGCAACGCCGCCCACTGCCGCAACTGCTCAGTATGCGGCTGCATCGACATCTGTGAGAACTGCTGAATCTGCGGCAACTCACCGTTCTCATCCCTACTAATCGCGAGCATCTTCGACATGACTGCGTCCCACTTCGACGCTTCCAACGCCTCCGGGTCCGCGCCCAAAATAGCGCGCTGCGGCGTCGAGAAAAACTCCGCCGCAACCTCGGAACGCACAATCGTACGCACCGCCGAATCCGTGAGCGACATGACCGCCCGCGTAATCCGCGAGCGCCCAAACGGGCGGCGCAGGTCAGCCCCCACCACCAGAGCAACCATCAAAGGACGCCCCACTGGGTTCGGCAGCACAACGGCGGTCGCCTCAGTACGCTCACCAGCCGCAGGGAACCCGAGCACCACCGTCTTATCCGGCAGGTACACGGTTACCTCGCGCACCGTCACGTCCCCAAACTCGTCCGTATCTGTACGAGTCACAGACAACCCGGCGGCGAGCGAGCGCTTGCGCTGATCCCACAGTCCAGTAGCCCAGTGAGCGCTACGCGGCAGCCAAAGAACCTCCGGCTCGCCCGCCTCAGTATCGCCCTGAGTGACCGTGATGAACGCGCACGAATTAATCAGAGCGGAGGATGCCGCCTGGGCGAACACCTCCTGAAAATCGTTCTGCGCCACCAACTCATTCAAACCAAACGGGTCGATATTGCTCTCATGAGTCGAGATGAACTTCTCAAATCGGATACGGTCAGCAAGCACATCCACGGTCTTGGCAGGCCACCCGAGCACCGAATCGATATTCCGCAGCTGCGGAGGAATCGAGATACCCAGATCTTTGAGTCCTACACGCTGGTCGTAATAGTTCTGTCGCACCCGGTTCCTGGCGCGCTTGGCCTGTAGCTGGTCTCGCATGAGCCGTAGCTGCGCCAACTCGGTGGGCGTAAAAATATCCCCACCATCGGCGGGGATAGGGAAGAAGTCACTCATACGCTAATCCTTTGTTTCCGTGCGGGGTTGCGTTTGGTTACGCGTGCGCCCCAGTAAGCCAGCGTGGCAGCTTCAAACATCGTGACGCTACCTCCCTCTGCAGCCTGCCAACCGAAACCTCCTCGGTTGCCAATCTTTCGGCGGGTACAGGAGAGCACCTGCTGGGTTAGTTCAGGCTGGTTACTGTGAGCGAGGTCCTTGCCGATGATTGCCTGCTCTACCGTTGCGTGAGCAACAATGACCTGGTCCAATGATGGCTGCCAGATGAGCGTCTTGGATTTCACGCCTGCTTCACGGAGCGCGTTCGTAAGGTAGCCGATACCCGCCTTGCCGTCGATAACAATCTGGGCAGCGCGGGAGGCATGCTCGGCGAGGAAGTCGACGAGCCAGCCGGTGCCATTGGACAGAGGTTCAGATCGCAGGCCCTCGATGAAGATTGGGCCGCCAGTATCCGGGCGGCGAGCGACAGCGAGCGCAACCTCCATACCGTCAGGAGAGAATCGCACACCGAACACGGTGCGGCCCTCCTTGGGGGCTTCGCCCTCGCATGCGTGCCAAGCTTCAGGGGTGAAGGCTGACTGGGTTGCTGTGGCTTCGTCCCAGATTCCGAGCGCCTCACGCCTGAATGAATCGGGAGTGAGGTTCTTGCGCATGCGCTCAATTGCGACAGCGCTGACTCGTGTCGGGTATGAGGGGTTTGCCTTAGCCCATTGCTTCTTATCGTCGGCTCGGGCTCCGGGGTCGGCTGCGCACTCGATATAGAGCTTGTCGCGGTCCCCAGCGAGAGACTCGGCGCGGTGCCGACTGAACACTTCGCTGGGGTCTGTCGGCTTCGGCGGCGTACCCATCATCAGCACTAATCCGTTCGGTGCCGCGTTGGTCGCAGGGAGCATGTCGTCCAGTGCCTTCTCGGTGAGAATCTGCGCCTCATCAAGCACAATGACATCAACCTTCGCGAAGCCACGACCAAAGCCGCTTTCACGAGCGCCGAAGAGAATTCGTGAACCATTCGCGAACTCTACGGCCTCCTGACCGGCACCGCGGCGGACATGGGAGATGAACGGGGCAACTGCCGGGCGAGCCGCAATGCCCTGCATCGATTGAAAGGTTTCATTGTGGGTGCGAGCGCGGTGCGCCGACCAGAGGACGAGCGTATTCGGAGAAGCGATGCATGCGGCGAAGATAAAGCCAGCAATCATGTGAGTCTTGCCGACCTGTCGAGGCAGGCTCAGCGCGGCGCCACCCACGCCTGCGGCATAGAACCCGTCCTTTCGCTTGGCGAAGATGAGCTTGCCAATATCAATCTGCCAGGGGTCGAGCGGGTAGCTCATCTTCATGAGCTGCCGAGCAATGGACGGCCAACCGGTCGCCACAATTCCAGCAGGTATCTTGAGCTGTGCGGCGACCTCAGAGAGTGGACGGGTCGAAGGGGGCATCTTCTTCATGATGGTGCTCTCCTTCAATCTCTGCCCCGTACTGCTGCTCCAGCTGCTCCAGCTCCTCGATGTCCTTATCGAGGTCCTGGAATCGGCGTGCGAGCGCGGCGAGGTCACGAGCTAACGTGTTGGGGTTGTCGATGTGCGCAGCGAGCTTGCTGCGCAGAGCACGGAGCCTGTCGAGGCGCGTGCCGGTTGCGGTGGCATGAGAAAGGGAGCCTTCCTCTTGGGTGGCTCCCTCAAAATCGATAGGTTCGAGCTGCTTAGGCTTGCCTTTACTCAAGGTATCACTCCTTGTCGAACCCGTATTATGTGGAAATTTGCTGTGGATATATCGCTATCGCCGGAGGGCGCGAACTCGTCCCCCGGGGGAGGGGGTACCCCCCTGGTCCTGTTTGCTTCAGGTGGTTTGCCCCGGTTGATGATGTCCCCCTTATAGCGGTGAGAGGTCACCGGCTGGGGTAGATGGTTGGGGCTAAAGGATCAGTGTTGTTTTCGGTCGAATCGGTTCAGCGATCCTGATTGTCTTGCGAGCTTGAGAGCGTTTGCCTCCAAGCTTTCCGCCGAGTCTCTGGTTACACTGGCGGCAGATGACGCGAACGTTTTCCGCTACATCTTTGCCACCTTCAGCGTGAGCTGTCACGTGGTCAAGCTCAGGGCTATTCGGTTGCTTACTCCGATGCCAGTCATAGGCAACGAAACAAATAGGACAGCGCATGTCGCCACGCTCAAACGCAGCGGCGAGCTCCTTCTTCCGGAGGGTCTTCCAGCGAGCGGTGCCGGTGCGGCTAGTCGCCATACGCTTCCTCCTTCTTCCACTCTTCAGTTGTAGCTTGCGGGCTGGTACCTGGTGGGAGAGGCTATATGCTTTCCCTCCTCCCCCACCAGAGGAAGAATCCGACACGATTAAACATGTCTCCCGCTTCATTACCACCCCCCCTGCTAGGCAGAGGACACACCAGTGGTAAGCGGGATAGTCTAGCGTCATCATCCCCCCTTGTGCAACTACCAGCGTCACCCGCCAGAGGACAGTCTAACCAGCGTCTCCTCCTCCTCATCCGCAGACAGCAGATTCCACAGGAAAGCACGCGGCCAAATCGCAGAGCAAGCCGAACACTCGACGCGCTGAACCTGCTCCCCCTCAACGTCCCAGACAGCAACCAAGCATGGCTTCTGTACCGTTGCCCCGAATTCATCTCGACAAATTCGGAGCTTCTGGTAGCAGACAGGGCACGCACGGTCTATCGGCGTGCGGCGGGTAGGTTGCAGATACTCCTGAATCTTTGACACCCACTCGCTCCACTCCTCACCAATCCAAACCAGAACAGGAAGACTAGCATGAGCGATATGAGGCATGACGGCACGCATAGTGTCAGCTGGAGATTTCCCCGCCGGCACCCCAACAGCTGCCGCAGTCTCCGCAGCAGAACGACCCACCGCAGTCCACAAATCCAAAGCCGCAACATCCAGAGGCGAGCGCGAGCCAGAGGACGACGGCCCCTGCCCATGCTCCGCACCCTGCTCAGTGACAGCTTGCCGAAGCTGATCTAGCAACGCCATTTCCAACGGAGCATCTTCGAGCGCCTCAGCTGATTCCCCCATGTCCTCAGCTCGAACATGGGCAAAGGCCAAGACATTCAGAATGGCGCGCACCCGGCGGCGTATCTCAGCGACATCTTGGATATCTTGCTCAGTCATTGACTCAGCTCCTTCACGATTGCTGTCCACATGTCAGGTCTCCACACTCCAGCGTCCTGGCCAGCTGCGGTGAGCGCGTCGAGCCACTGGACTTGTGCAGCTGAGACTCGCCCCTTCATCGCCTTCAATTCTCTGAAGATGGTTCGCCGCTTGATGGGGTGCACGAGAACCAGGTCAGGAAAACCAGCCGGCGACCGGCGGGAGTCATGGGTGTGGTAGTGCATCCATCCCAGGCGGGTTGCCAGGGTGATGATTGCTGATTGGAATTGAGCTTCAGTCATGGTTCGTGCATTGAGCATCAAATAGTCTTGTGCTTTCACGCTTACCTCCTGGTTCGGCGGGGTCGAGCTCGGCGGTGACGAGGGCGTTTCGATTCTGAAGTGGTTAGGTTCTTATCGGCTTTACCGTCCCGTCCCGACCCGGCAGATTCGAATCCGTCACCCTCATGATTCAAATCGATTCGGAGTAATTGGGAGGAATTCGCCGCCTGAGTCCCAGCGGAAGGGTCAGTTACAGGGGGGCTCTGCTCGGTTCCCCGCGCCGGGCCCGCCCCGGTCCCCTCCCCGCCCC